CCGATTCCGCGATGACATGCGTGACCGCAAGACCCGCAAGATCAATTGGCGAGCTCACTACCGCAACGCCGTCAAGGGCAACTGGTACAAACTCTGGTGGTTCACCCCGGACGGCGATTGCAAGCTCACCACAGCCGGCGAACAAGCCAAGCGAGCCGCCGCGTGAGCGCCGACTACGCAACCGACCGTCCGCCGGCGGATGTCGCCTCGCTGCTGCTACCGCCGCACGACATCGCGGCCGAGCAGGCCGTTATCGGCGGCTTGATGCTCGCGCCGGATGCGCTGGCCAAACTTTCCGATTGGCTCATGGAGGGGGATTTCTACCGCAAGGATCATCGGCTCATCTTTCGCGCTCTCGGTGAACTCACTCGACGCGGGACGCCGGTCGATGCCGTCACCCTCGGGGACTGGTTCGAGACGCATGGCCTTGCCGAGATGATTGGCGGATCGGCTTACCTGTACGAGCTGGACAACAACACCCCGAGCGCCGCCAACATCGTCGCCTACGCCGAGATCGTGGTGGAAAAGTCCCGGCTGCGCACGGCCATCGATGTCGGAACCAAACTCACATCCGGCGCCTACGGACGCGGCTCGGAAAGTCAGCAACTCATCGCGGACGCTTCGCATGCGCTGTCGCAGATCCAGGTCAACAAACTGCGCGGTAACTTGGAGCCGGCGAAGATCGGCATGCAACGGATGCAGGCTGAGCTGATGGCGCGTTACCAGCGCGGACCGCAGTTGCTTGGCTCGCCGTGGCCATGGAAGGGTCTCAACGACTGCACCAAGGGCCTACGCGATGGCGTTCTGTACGTCGTCGGTGCACGACCCAGCATGGGCAAATCCATCTTCGGCCTGCAGACCGCTCTGAACAACGCACTCGCAGGTCACAACACGGCCTTCTTCTCGATCGAGATGACGGCCGAGGAATGCATGGCACGTGCTGTCGCTTGCGTCGGCGAAATCCCCCACGAATGGGTGGAGAACCCCGCCCAGCACGACATCGATGCCGATTTCTGGTGGTCCCGATTGAACGATGCCACGCAGCGCATCAGCGAATCACCGCTGCTGATCGACGAAAGTCCCGCCATCAGCATCGACCAGCTCATGGCCCGCGTGCGCCGCGCTCACCTGCAGTCGCCCATCCGCCTGGTGGTGGTGGATCACATGCACGACATGCAGCTCGATCCGAAGGCGGAAGTTCGCCACGAATACGGACGAATCACCCAAGGCTGCAAGACGCTGGCGAAGGAACTCAAGTGCCCGGTGATCCTCCTTGCGCAGCTCAACCGCGCCGTGGCCACCCGCAATGACAAACGTCCGACCATGACCGACCTGCGCGAATCGGGTGAAATTGAGCAGAAGGCCGATGTAATCCTGTTCCTCCATCGCGAGGACTACTACGACGAAAACACCCACCTCAAGGGCATCGTCGAGGTCATTCCGGCGAAGGGTCGAAACATCCGCACTGGCCACGCGATCGACCTGCAAAACACGTTCAGCGAAATGCGCATGCAGAATCTCATCGGTCCACGCCCTGCCGCACCGACTCCCGAACACACCACGAAAAAAAGGGGATTCCAATCGTGACTTCCATCGGCCCCACCGCCCGCCGCGTCCAAGGCGTCAAGCTTCCCGATCCGGTCGGGGACATCACCTGCCTTCCAAGCTCGGTGCTGATCTGCCTCGACCGGATTCGCAACCGAGGCCAGCACTTCATCCTCGTCAACCCACAAGGCCAGATCTACGCCATACCCTCGACCGACATCCGCGCCTTCGCCCTGATCGAGAAAACGCCGACATGGCTCGCTGGGGTGTTCGAAGCCCTGAGCAAGATTCATGGGAAAATCGTGTGGCGGCTCGATGGGCCGACGCTCTGCGAGGCGATCACCGCGACCTACGAGGCGATGGCATGAGACTTCCTGCCAAACAAACCGTAGAGTTCACTAACTCGCAGAATGACCTCCTCGCGCAACCCGTTGTTGGGGAGCTACCCTCGCCTGGGGTTGAGTCTGCGAATGCCGCCACGAAGCGCGCAGGCGCCGTAGCGTCGATCCTAGACGGTGGTTCGAAACCACATCGCAACGCGTCAGAGGCCCTGGTGGCATTTACCATACTCGGCGAGCCTGCCAGTAAAGCAAATAGCCGCGACATCGTGACGATCGGTGGCCGGCCCTCTTCGATCAAGTCCAAGAAGGCGCTGGCCTATGAGCGTGATGCTCTCGCGCAGATACCTACAATGTGTCGACTGCAGCTGACAATGCCCGTCGCGGTGACCATGTGGATCTTCTACGCGAGCGAACGGCCCGATCTGGACGAGTCACTGATCCTCGACATCCTGCAGAACCGCTACAAGACGGTGAAGTTCGGCGGGATGAAGGTCAAAGAGCTGGTCCAGAAGGGTTGCTATGTGAATGACCGCCAGGTGCGAGAGCGGCACATTTACCATCGCATCGACAAGGCCAATCCGCGCGCAATCATTGAGATTCGCGCGATCAACCCGGAGTTGTTCTGATGTCTGACAACGTGCTGCGCTTCCCGAGGAAGGATGAGCCCGAGCTGCCGTCGATGGCTGACACGCTGCGGATGATTGCCCAAGCGATCGACGAGGGCCAAGTGGGTCCGCGCCAGGCCTTCGTGCTGTTCAGCGAGGCCACCGATGGCTCGGGCGAGACGGACGTAGGTATCCGCGGCTTCAGCGACGACAAAGCGGCCTCGCGATTCATGCAGTCCTGGTTTCGCAACATGGGGTTTGCGAAGTAGGACTTTCACCATCACGCCAGCGGTGACACACTCCGCTCGGCGCCCAACCTGGACACGCCCATGTTCCTTTTCCGAAAGCCCACCATCATCATCTTGGAGATCACCATGCCCGGCCTTTCCGACCTGCAAGCCGCCATCACTGCCAACACGGCAGCCGTAGGAGCCAACACCACCGCAACGAACGCCGCCGTCGCTGCCATTGAAGCCGGCACGTCTGGCGACAGTGATGCCGCCGTTGAAGCAGCGGCTGTCACCCTGGCGGCCAACAACGCCACGATCGAGGCGAACACCGCTGCCCTCGCGGCCGCATCGCCGACCGCTCCTGCCAGCGGTTCCGGCGGCCCGGGCGATGTCCCCCCGCTCGGCAGCTGATCGCAGTACCTTGTGAACGCAGAGCCCCAGCAATGGGGCTTTGTCACATCAGCCAAAGGGAAGATCATGCGCATTCGATGCTGGCTCGGGTTTCACAAGTGGTACCGCGTGGGTGGCCACATCTGGTGGTTCGATGCCCATCCCTATCGGTACAAGAGCTGCACGAACTGCGACCACGACCACTATGCCGAGTAAGCCAATCGACCCTGACGCGCTGTTTCCCTGCTTTCACTGCCGCCAACGAAAGCCTAAGCTGCGCTTCGTCCAAGGCCGCTGCGCCGACTGCCATGCCGCCCACCTTCTGACCCTGCCGGAGTCCGAGCGATGCCCAAGTCAACCACCCGAACGCGACGGATGCAGGAAACGCTTGCGCATGGCGGACCCGCGCCGGGGCCAATGCTCCAACTGACGAACCTGTCCACCTCGATCCGGCACATCCTGACGGCGCGGTACGGTTCCATGCCCATCTCGGCACGGCCTTCGTTCTACCGGCGAGAGAACTTCGGCGGACAGGTGACGTATGGCTGAGCTGACCAGTAAGGGTCGGTCCTACCTAAAGGACGTGATGTTTGGGCTACCCGAGGAGCGCAAGTATCCGATGCCGGACCGTAGTCACGCCGCCAATGCGAAGGCGCGCGCCACGCAGCAACTAGCCGCCGGCAACCTCACCTCGGCCGAAGCCGCCGAGATACGCCGCAAGGCCAACGCGATCCTCAACCGCCAATGACCAGTCCCTTCACCGATGAACAGAAGGAAGCGCTGATTGCCGCGCTGTGCGAAGGGCTGAAGGAAGGCACGCCGCTGACGGTGGTATGCGACCGGATCGGCCTGGATGTCAGCACGCACAAGCTGTGGCGCAGCAAGAACGTGGACTTTGCCAACCGCATAGATGCAGCGTTCGAGCTTGGCATAGACGCCATCGCACACCGCAGCCGACTGACGGCTCGAGGCAAGAAGGAAGACGAAGGCGGCGAGTCCACCGGCAGCGTCGACCGTGACAAGCTGGTCATCTGGCACGACCTCAAGCTGATCCAGATGTGGGATACGCGCTACAAGAAGACCGTGCTGCTCGGCAACGATCCGCAGAACCCACTGACCAGCACGCCGGCCCAACTGACGCGCGATCAACTGCTCGCCATCGCGGCCGGTGGAGTGCACAAAGACGGTGGTGTAGACCCGTCTGGCGATGCTTGACGTTTGCTCCCCGGCAGCGGCAGCGCGCGAACTGTTGCGCCGAGATCGCGCCTTCGAGTCGCTGTCGGAGTACAGCCAGGCCATCGAGATCCCGGGCGCGCCGATCAGCGAGTCGCCGGACGAATGGCTATTTAAGCCCATCGAGACCAGCGTAGCCATCCACCAGCGCGTGATGATGGAACAGATTCAGGAGTGCATCGAGCAGGACTACGGCCGCTTGATGATCTTCGCCCCTCCGGGTTCGGCCAAGTCCAGTTATGCCGCTGTGGTGGCGCCGACGTGGGCGATGGGCAAGTTCCCCGGCATCCGCGTGCTCATGACCAGCTACGCCGGCACGCCGATCATTCGTGCCAGCAAGCGAGCTCGGCAAATCTGCAGTAGCGCGGCCTACGCCAGCATCTGGGAAAAGCACACGACCATCGTGCGCGGCTCCAACGCTGCCGACGAGTGGGAGTTGACCAACGGGTCGGGGCTGTTCGCTGCGGGCCTTCTGGGCGGCATCACGTCCAGCCGTTGCGACCTGGGCATCATCGATGACCCCGTGGCTGGGCGTCTTGAAGCGGACAGCGAGAACGACCAGAAGCGCACGCTCAACGCCTACCGCGATGACTTCCTGTCTCGTCTGAAGCCCAAGGCATCGATCATCCTGATTCAGACCCGGTGGAACCAGAAGGATCTGGCCGGCTCCATCCTGCCCGAGACGTGGAACGGGGAAAGCGGATACATCGAGTGTCGCGATGGCCAGACCTGGCGCGTGCTGTGCATCCCGGCGCAGGCCGACCGTGACGATGATCCGTTGGGGCGCGAGGTCGGCGACTACCTGTGGCCGGAGTGGTTCAGTCCGCGCCACTGGTCGATCTTCAAGGCCATTGCCCGCACCTGGTCCAGCCTGTTCCAGCAGAAGCCCGTGCCCGACAAGGGCATCTACTGCCAGCGGGAGCAGTTCCATCGCTACAGCAAGACGCCCGAGGGCATCCGCTGGACGCTGATCAGTGACTTCGCGACCAAGCAGGACGCCGGTGACAAGACCGCTCACCTAGCCATCGGTCTGGACCATACGGGCGGTATCTGGGTTGACGGTGGATTCAATGAGCGCGTGACCACGGACAAGGGCATCGCCGCGGGCATGTCGCTGTTGCAGCAGTACGAGCCGATGTTCTGGCTGGGAGAAAAGGGGCCGATTGAGAACGCCATCGGTCCGGAAGTACGCAACCAGATGCGCAAGAAGCGCACCTACGCAATACGCAAGCTATTGCCATCCACGGGCGACAAGCTGCAGAAGTGCCAGGGCTTCCTTGGCCACGTGGAAGTTCTTGAGGTGCACGTCAAGGAAGGGACATTCGGTGATGAGTTCATCGAGCAGATGTGCAGCTTTCCCGGTGGCACCTTCGATGACATGTGGGACTGCGCCGGCATGTTCGGGCGCGCCATCGACATGCTGCTCGAAGGCAAGGATCCGGCCGACAAACCGAAGAAAGACGAGATCATCCCGTTCACCCGCCGATGGGTGGAGTCCATGGACAACGACGACCAAGCAGACGAAGCTGCGCGGGCGCGGTACTACCGCTAATCCCACCTTTCCCCATCGAGAGCGTCGCCCATGGCCACGGAAACCCAAGACTTTGACGAAGGCGTGAGCGTCGCCACCCCCGGCAGCGCGGAGCAAGGTAACCGCCAGCCTACGCCCGAGGAAAAGGCCGATTGCGAAGCGTGGATGGGCGAAAGCGGCAAGATCATGACCGCGCGCGCCTACGACAAGGTGGCACGCAAACGGTATGCGCAGGATCGCTACTACGCCCGCGCCGATCACGGAAAGTTCTCCGTCAACGTGCCGATCGCGCAGAGCTACATCGATGTGCTGCGGTCGTTCCTGTACGCGCAAGACCCGAATGTGGACGTGGCGCCGTCTGGCTTTAGTCAGCCGCCGCCGCAGAAAGAAATCGAGTCCATGGTGATTGCCCAGCAGGGCACGCTGCCATCGCAAGCTGCGGCGACACCGGGCGCTGAACCGGGCGCACTGGCTTCCCTGATCGCGGCTCGCCAAGGCATGCACGGGGCCAACGCGCTGGGTGCGCAGCCGGGGCTTCCACCGGGCGCACCTCCCCCGCCGAGCTTTGGTGCGCCACCTCCCGGTCCAGCACCCGGCGGTCCGCCGTCCAACGCACCGCCGAGTCAGACGGGCACCGACCCGCAGAGCATCCTGTTGCAGCAGGTAACCGCGATCCTCAAGCCCTACCAGCAGCTGCGCGACGACGCCAAGCAGCTCGCCGACACGCTGGAACTGGTCATTGCCAGCCTATGGAAGAAGGCGCAGCTGAAGCGTCAGGCGCTGCCGCTGGTGAACTCGGCGCTGACCATCGGCGTCGGCTGGATCAAGGCGTGCTGGCTGCAGCGCACCGGCAAAGACCCGATCATCCAGCAGCAGATTGACGACATCCTCGAAAACCTCGCCACCATAGGCCAGACCAAGCGGGAACTGGAATCGGGTGAGGCGAAGAACGAGGACGCGCTCAAGGCGCAGTTGGCGCAGGAAATGATGGGGCTGGAAGCGAAGGTGGAGATGGTCGTGTCGCGCGGCTTCGCCATTGACTTCATCCCGGCCGAAGACATGCAGATCGCGACCGAATGCCGCGACATGGCCAGCTACCGCGATTCTCCGTGGATCGCCCAGCGCGCTTTCATTCCGGTGTCGCAGGCCAAGGCCGACATGCCAGATATCGAAAAGCGTCTGGCCAAGGCGACCATGTACTACCGCCAGAAGGTCACCGATGCCACCGCTGCGCGCGACTCGGGGTTGATGGCCTCGGACAACATCAGTGCCTCGGATGCCGACAGCTACACCAAGGGTGCCACTGGCATGGGCAACGGCAGCAACCACACCGGCATTGCCACCAGCAGCGGCGAGCCCTGCATTGCGTTCTGGGAGGTGTGGAACCGCGAAAGCTCCACGATCCTGAGCTTCGTCGAAGGTCTCGACACCTACGGCAAGGCGCCCTATACACCTGATCCGGGCAGCTCGCGCTTCTATCCGTACTTCCAATACGCCATCGGCAACGTGGACGGCGAGCGCCATCCGCGCTCACTGGTCACCCGCTCCGAAAGCCTGTTCGACGAGTACGACAGCGTTCGCACCAACTTCCGCACGCACCGCAAACGCACGTTGCCCAAGACAGCGTTCCTGGCCAACATGCTGGACAAGGACAATGCCAAGAAGCTGGAAGAGGGCGGATTGCAGGAGATGGTGGCGATTGAGTCACTGAATCCGAATCTCAATCTTGCCCAGATCCTCGCCCCGGTGAATTACGCGCGGGTCGATGAGTCGCTGTACGACACCTCCGTCATCCGTGCCGAGCTCGAGCAGATATGGGGTGTGCAGGAGGCCTTGTCCTCATCCATCCACACTCCCAAGACCGCCACCGAGGCGCAGATTCAACAGGAGGGCAGCAAGTCGCGCACAGGCTACATGCGGGCAGCGCTGGATGAGGTGATGAACGATCTGGCGCAGTACACCGCCGAGGTGTCGCTGCAGAAGATGACCGTGCAGGACGTGAAGACGATCGCCGGTCCCTGGTGCCTTTGGCCCGAGGACATGGGGATCGATGACCTGAACGCGCTGGTGAACGTGTCGATCCATGCCGGCTCGACGGGCAAGCCCGACACCGCCGCGCAGCAGCAGGCATGGGCCGCGATCTTCCCCGATCTGAACAAGGCGATTGACGAGGTTGGCGCACTGCGCGGATCGACCAAGGAAGAAGTGGCCGACTGCAAAGAGGCGCTGATTGCCGAGACCATCCGGCGCACCGGCGACCGGATCGACCCGACTGCGTTCCTGCCTGATCCGCCTCGCACGCCGCCGCCGCCGCCTCCACCCCCGCCGCCGCCGCCGATCGAGCTGACCGCCTTCGCTGGTACCCAGATTGCCGCGCTGACCGCGATCCTTGCCGATGTGAAGGGTGGCGTACTGACCACGGCGTCTGCCATCGCGCTCATCGGTGCGGTTGCTCCGGCCATCCCGCAGCACCTGGTCGAAGCGATGGTGAATGGTGCGGTGCCTGGACCCACTGATGCCCCTGTCGCGTTGGATACCAAGAACGTCAGTCCGGTGATTGCGCCCACCCCAACTGCCATCCACATTCACCCCGTCGCGCCCGGTGGGCGGCTGGCTGAAGCCAATGCACCACCAACGTCCAATGGGCATCTTCCGTCCATGCCCGCCATGTCACCCATGCCGATGAACCCTGGAGAGCTAGCCAAATGAGCAACGAAGACGAAAGAGAGATGCCGAAGTACGAGTGCCACAAGACCGTGTGGGCATTGAAGATTAAAGACGTGAACGGCCAAATAATCACGCCAGCAGACGAAGGTTATGGGTCGTTTGAAGTTCCCGCCGAAGTTTTCCTTAGATTCACTCCTTCTCCCGGCGACTACTTCGTTGTTTATGCCGATGGCTACAAGTCATTCTCGCCAGCCAAGGCCTTTGAAGAGGGCTATACGAGGGCTTCCAAATGATCATTGAAGGCGAAACCACCGACACCACCCCTACCGACCTGCCGGCTGATACGGGAACCGATGCACCTGCCGATACCACCGCCACGCCGAATGTGGACGAAGCGGCATCCTCGGCCTTTGACCAGGGGGTAGACCATGCAACGCAAAGTGATGAGTCAGCAGGCCATCCTGCTCGGGATGGAGCGGATGTGGCGGCTGCTGCAGCAGCCAAGGTGGCTACACCTGCCGCTGCTGCAGAGGTTGTGCCAGCGGTCGTTCCGCCGGTCGCTGAAGTCACCCCGGCGGCCGTGCCTGACCCGGCGGTTGAGACCGAGATCAAGTCGCTTGGTCTGAAGGCCAAGGCGGCCGAGCGCTTCCGCGAGCTGACATCCAGCCTCAAGACCAAGGATGCGGAGATCACCCCGCTGCGCGAGGCCAAGCAGAACCTGGATGAGTGGAATGGCTTCCTGCAGCAATCGGGCGTGCCACCGCAGCAGCTGGGCATGATGATCGAGGTCGGCAAGGCGCTGAACGGGACCGACATCAAGGCCAAGGGCGTGGCGTTCGACACGATGCTGTCCACGCTGCAGCAGCTCGGCCAGGAGATCGGCCGCGACGTGCCGGGATTGGTTGATCCACTGGCCGGTCACCCCGACTTGAAGGCGGCCGTGGAGAACGGCGACATCACCGAGGCACTGGCCAAGCAGCACGCTGCCGAGCGGGCACAAGCGGCGATGACAGGTCGTGCAGTGCAGGCCAACACCGAGCAGCAGCAGCATGCTGTGGCGGTGCAGACGGCAAACGCGCATCTGGGCCAGCTGGGGAAGAATCTACGCGAAGGCAACCCGGCGTTAGGGGTTCCGGCTGACCCGTTCTACGCGGTCAAGATGGACATGCTCAAGCCGACATTGGACCTGATCGTGGAAACGTTGCCCCCGAGCAAGTGGCCCGAGGCCGTGGCGCGCGCTTACGGTCAGTTGCCGCAGCCCACGGCGCCCGTCGCTGCACCATCTGCAGTGGGTAATACGCGGCAGCTGCCACCCGTAGGCCACATGCCGATCCGTCCGGGCAACGCCAGCTCCGGCATGCGGCCAAAGCCCAAGAGCGATACCGAGGCCTTCGAGATCGGTGCATTCGGTGCCGCCTCCGAGTAATCTTTCACCTCCACCCATCCCGTGACTGGTCCGAGCCAGCGCGGTCGATACCCGGGGCCGTCCGCTGTGAAGCGCGCGGCCCTTTTCTTTGCCGCTCGCTTGACAACCCATTCACGCACGGCGAGGATGCCGTCCAACACGCGGTAAGCGCCGCAACCCACGTAGCCGTAAGCCAGTGTCGCGCCTGGTAGTGCCGCATCGAGCTTCGCACCCTCGAACGTGGAAAGAAGTAACCCTACGGGGTTTTCCCTTTCCTGTTCACGAGGCCACTGCAATGCCCATCACTCCACAGCAACTGCTCAACGGCGCGAACTATCAGCTGATGAGCTACGCCGAAAACGACCCGATCGATCAGATCGAGCACGCCAAACCGTTGGCGAAATGGTTCATCGAGAAGAAGATCCCGTCGATCTACGGCAACGGCATCTTCAACGAGAAGGTTCGTATCTCGAACAACTCGAACTACCAGAACTACTCGGGTGACCAGCAGGTTACCTACAACCGTCGCGACACCGTTCGCATGGCGCCGTACATGCACTACGAGGCGCACGACGGCTTCACCCTCAACGAAACCGAGCTGGCCGACAACGGCATCATCCTCACCGATGACCAGGACGCCAAGCTGGAAGCCTCCGAGAAGGTCGTGCTGGTCTCCAAGATCAAGGAGAACTACACGGTCCTCAAGCAGGGCTTTCAGGATGCATGGGATCTGGAAATCCACCAGAACGGCTCGCAGTCCGCGCAGGCGGTTCCGGGCCTTGACTACCTGGTCTCGACCACCCCGACCACGGGCGTTGTCGGCGGCCTCGATCCGTCGGTGTACACGTTCTGGCAGAACAACGCCAACATGGCCATCAGCACCGCGACGCTGGGCACGCTGACCCAGCAGATGGAAATCACCTGGCGCGCCTGCACGCAGTTCGGTGGCCACGCACCCGACAAGATCTTCTGCGGCTCGAAGTTCCTGGATGCGTACCGTCTGGATTGCGCGGCAGGCATCGTGCGCATGCAGTCGTGGGGCGACAACAAGTCCTCGGACATGTCCGGCGGCATCATGGGCCTGTACTTCAAGGGCGTGGAGCTGGTCTGGGATCCGAGCTTCGATGCGCTCGATGTGATCCTTGGTGCGATCACCTACCCGTGGGCCAAGCGCTGCTACTTCCTCAACTCCAAGTTCATCCATTTGCGTCCGTTCAAGGGACGCTGGATGATCAACCGCAAGCCGCCGCGCATCTATGATCGATACACGTACTTCTGGGGTCTTACCTCGGATTACGGTATGACGATCAGCAAGCGGAACTGCATGGCGGTTCTCTCGATCGCCTGATCATCCACCCCAACGAAGGGCCGGACATTCCCCGGCCCTTCACGGAGAACAAAGATGGGAACCGAGTTCATCCAGCTTGCCACCGCGTTGTCGATCACGGCGACCGGTCAGCAGACCCCAATCAACCTGACCACCAGCCCCTTTCAGGGCGGTCAGAACAAAAACGCGGTGCTGTTTCTGCAGAACGCCATTGCCGGCGGTGGTGTGGTGACGATTCAGGGCAATCCCCTGATCCAGCCCAACGCCCCCGCCAGCGGTGACGCGAACTGGTTCACCATCGCCACCCTCAACGCCGCCTCGTTGCCCCAGCAGGAAATTCTGTTGCCGCCGTGGATCGCGGTCAACGTCACCACCGCAGGCACGGGCACGGTGTCGGTCGGTCTGCTGGGAGTCCAGTAATCATGGCCGACGCACCCAAAGCCGCACCAAAGCCGGCCGCACCGGCACCCAAGGCCGCTGTGGCCACGATCGAGCAGTGCGATGTGCTGATCCTTCGCGGACATACCACCTCGATCCCGGTCACCGTGTACGGCTACGAGGTGCCGGTGTTGCAGGAAATCCACGGCGACGAGTCGGTTCTGGTCACCGAGACCCGCGACGTGCCGGTACCGGAAGGGTTGAATGCTGCGCAGGCTTATACGCTGCTGGAAACCCGTTACGCCCAGAAGGATGGCGAGGATGCCATTCGCCACGTCTACCGCACCGTGCAGTCACTGGCCAAAGAGTCGGGACTGCCGTATCAGCGCGGTGACGAGGACAAGGTCAAGTACAACCAGGCCAGTGTGATCGTGCACGCGCCTGTTGCCCCAGCCACCGGCAGTGGGGATGTGGACGAGGACCAGGACGCGTAAGCACTCTGAACCTTCGTTTTCGCCGACAACGGCCCGGCTTCGGTCGGGCCGTTTTTATGTAGGACGACGGATTCATGAACCTGCTATCCAACCCGAACAACTGGAGTGATGGCACGCAATCACCGCCCGCGTGCTGGAACGGCACGTCGTATGTTGCCAGCGCGACACAGGGCGACTATGTCGAAATCTTCCTGACGTTCATAGGCTCCTACACTGGCTCAGACACACTCGGCTTCACTTATGCGAACGCCACTACCGCAGGCACGCCGGCCGACGGATCGTCGATCATCTACCTGTCGCCAACCCCTGGCGATCGCACCTTGCTACAGCCCACTGGAAATAACGGTGGCACGGAAGCGTATGCAGTGCCCACAGGCCTGACCCAACTTCAGGTTCAGCTTCTTCCCGGCTCAGCTGGCGAGGCGCTGGGCACTAACACGGTCACGGTCACACCACCGGCACCGCCGACGCCCGTGGCGTCCGACGAGACGATCTCCGTTGCCAGCAACTCGAACAACAACTCGGTCACAACCAGCGTCACTCAGGACGGTTCACCCGTCGATGCGACGCTTGCTATCGCGAGTCAAGCGACAAATGGCAGCGCTTTCGTCCTTGATGGCGCCATCGTCTATACGCCGAACGTCTTCTATCACGGTCCGGACAGCTTCACCTACACGGGTACGTATGATGGCAATACATCGGCGCCAGCCACGGTGTCAGTCGCGGTGGTTCCGACCAACTACAACTGCGAATGCAGCGAGACGGACTACCCGACCAAGACGCTGAAGCAGCTGCGCATCGAACTCATGACGCGCCTGGGCTTCGCCGCCATGATGGTCCCGCCGCCGGGCATGGTTCCGCTACTCAATTCGTTCTTGATCGAAGCGCAGGAGTTGTTGTTCCGTCGCTACAAGGTGTTCCGTGGTGAGCGGTGGTTCACGTGGTCGATGCTCGAGGGACAACGCTTCTACGACTTCAACGAGAACGACGATGCCGTCAACGGATCGATTCAGGCGCCTACAGGCGTCAGCGTGGCAACCGATGCGAGCGCAGGAGCACTGATCCAGGGCACGTATGGTTACGTGGTGACTGCCTTGAATGCCAATGGCGAGACCAATCAGGCCGTAGAAGTGCAGGTCATAACCACCGGGCCGAACAGCACGAACACGGTGACTTGGGCGGCTGTAACCGGCGCGACGGGCTACATCATTTACGGAAATGGTCCGCTGACCTACCAGATGGCACAGATGGCGCAGGTAGGGTCCGGCACGACCAGCTTTCAGTACAACGGGTCCATCACACCCTCCGGCAATGCGCCGCCGTTGGTCAACACCACCGGCGCGTGCTCCAAGACGCTCGACCCGCGCGCGATCACCTGGGTAGGCATCTCGCAGAACGACAACAACTGGCGTCCGCTGTCGTGCGGTATCGACCCGCTGCGCTACACCTCGATCATCAACTCGATACCTGACAGCTACGAATGCCGCCAGTGCATCGAAATATGGCCGGGACCGCCGGATAACACATGGTCACTGCGCATCAAGGGCTATTTCGGCCTGCAATCGTTCGTCAACGACAACGACCAGACCACCATCGACTATCGCGCCGTGTTCATGCTCGCGCTGGGCAATGCCAAGATGCACTACGGCCAGCCGGACGCGCAGAACGTGCAGGGGCAGCTGACCACCTTCCTGGGTGACCTGATCGCCGGCACCCACAACACGCGCCGTTACATACCGGTGAACGGCATGCCGCTGAATGCCGTGCGTCCGCGGAGGGTCTGGTAATGGCGGCACGTGGCCTGCGCTCGGTCCCGGTGCTGACCAGTCTCAAGACCGGCATCACCCGGTTGCGCGACAAGGGCGGCGCCTCGCCCGATGGCGTCTATGACTTGTTGAACGGCTACGTCGATATCTCCGGAGCACCGACCAGCCGCGACGGCACCACGCTGGATGAGACGCTGACCACCGGCACGAAAGGGCTCGTTGCCTTCAAGGGACTGCTGAACGTCTTTGCGCTGACCAACATCACCATGCCGGCCGGCTACGTGTGCAACATCTTGATCCATCCGAATCCGGCCTTCACCGGCACGCTCGACGAGATCTATTTCGCCGCACCGTTCCTCGGATTTCTGTACGTCGTGGCCGGCTTCAGTGACGGCAATGTCTACCACTACTGGCTGCAGTCCACGGGCACGTGGGCGCCCAACACCCAATACCAGCTCAACCAGCTGGTCACCCCGACCACGCCGAACGGCTACGTCTACGCGGCGACCACCCAGAACAACCCGCCGGCATGGACCGCCAACACGCAGGTAAGTGTCGGCACAGTGATCCAGCCATCGACCTACAACGGCTTCCAGTACGTCTGCACGCTCGCCGAGGGTGATAACCCGGCCACCGGTAGCACCGAGCCCGTGTGGCCACTGGCAGCCGGCGCGACGGTCAACGAGGGCGTCAATACGCAGTCCACGCCGATTGTCACCACCTTTGCCGGCGGATCGGGTTCGCCAGCTGGCACCAACTACGACGGGTTGTTCCCGCTCGATGGGGGCAACACATGAGTACGCCCGTCTGGCAGGCCGGCACCACCTACGTCCCCGGTTCGCTTGTCGTTCCGACCAGTGGCGCGCCGATCATCACCACCCCGCTGGTCAACCCGGGATTTGAAACCGGCGACCTGACCGGATGGAATCCCTCGGCCGGCACGTGGGTCACGCAGAACGCCAGCGTCTATCAGGGGACGTGGAAGGTCTCCGGTTCCGGTACGGGGTTGATTCAGCTGGACAAGACCGACACCTCGCCCGTGGTGCCTGGCCAGGTCATCACCGCGAGCGCCTTCGGCAACATCGACAACGCCGGCACCGACGACGTGGCCTTCACCATGTCGCTGGAATGGATGGATAGCTCGTTGACCATCCTGCCCGGCGCTTCGGTCGGCAACCAGATTGGGCCGGGACCGGGCGGCAGCTGGCACCAGACCACGGTCACCGGCACGGCCCCACCGAATGCGGCGTTCGTCTTCATTCGCCTGATCGCCAATGCCGGATCGCACGGCGGAAGTGTCGCCTTCGATGCGGTCTCGTGGAACTACGTGTCGCAGGTCGCGCAGGCCGGACTCGTCTACGAAGCCACCCAAGCGGCCCCGGGCAAGAGCGGCGCCACCGAGCCGGCCTGGCCGAATGTGCTTGGCGTCACGGTCACCGATAACCAGGTCATCTGGGAAGGCATCATCGGCTCCCTGATCACCTGGGAAGCCGAGCCGCTGCTGCTGTCCGGCGCCACCGAGCCGACCTTCCCGACCTCACCGGGTGCCGCGGTACTGGATGGAACCGCGCCGAGCCAGATCGACTGGATTGCCCAGACCGGGCAGATTCTTGACGTGAACTGTCCGCAATCGAAGATTGTTCAGATCGCCGCCGGCAAGGTGTATGCCGGTGACAACGACACCATCCGCTACAGCGCGACGGTGAACCCGACCGACTGGACCAGCCCGAACAACGCCGGATACCTTCCCTTTGGCCTGCAAAGCTATGGCGCCAACCCAGTCGCGGCGATGAACCTCTACCGCTCCAATCTGGTCGCCTTCAATGCCGAGGGATCGCAGATGTGGCAGCTCGATCCCGATCCGGCCAACATCACCCTGCTCGACGGCCTGCCGATCGCTTCGACCCACAACCTGGCCATGTCGCCAGTCGCCAACGACCTGCTGTTCCTGTCCTCGCGCGGCGTGCGCAGCGTGGGCATTGCCGATGCCTCGACCAACCTGGAAGCGGGCGATGTGGGCATGCCGATCGATCCCCTGGTGCAGCAGGCGCTGGCGGCAGCGAAAGCGAACGGGACGGAGCCGGTGGGCACCTTCGTTCCGGCGCTGGGGCAATACTGGTTGAGCTTCCAGAACGCCGACAACGCGACATCAACGGTGTTCGTCTACACCATCCCTTCGGTCAGCGGCCAAGGCTTTTGGAGCCGGTACGTGTACCCGTTCACGATCCAGCAGTTCACCATCTTGAACGACACGCTGTACATCCGCGCCAACAACGACATTCTCAAGGTCGATCCAACCACGCCGAACGACTTCAACGATGACACCGCGATGCCCAGCCGCTCGGCACCGTTTCCGGGTGTGGTGCAGACGCCATGGCTGGACATGGGCAATCCGGGCGTCAACAAGATGGTCACCGGGTTCGACTTCGTGGGGAACGGGGCGACACCCAACATCAGCGTGGGCTACGACCAGGCCAACTTTGGCCTGTACACCCCGCCATTTCCGATTCCACCGGACACCGTTCCGGGCATGATTGTCGCCATGCCGATCTGTGCCCCCAGCATGAGCTTCAAGGTCAACTACGCCTCTTCGCCATGGCAGATTCAGGCGGTGAACCTGTACGTCCAAGATGAGCGGGAGGGCGCATGATCACGCCGCGCCATCCTCCCAGCAACGTCGTGCTGACCAAGAACTGGCACCTCACCTACCTGTGCGAGCAGATGCGACCCGATGAGCGCGACCAGTTCGTCGCGTTCTCCTTTGCCGAGGGCTACGACCCGGAGATGGCGGCCAAACAGCTGATCGGTCTGTCGGGGGTGAAATTCACCGGGCTGGGCAAGGATGGCATGCCGATCTATGCCGGCGGCTTCTTCGAGCTTCGCCCGGGCGTGTGGGAGTCGTGGATGGTGGGAAGCATGGAAGGCTGGGCGACGCACTGGCGGCACATGACCAAGACCGCCCGCTGGCTGATGCAGTCGCTGCTGGACACCGGCGCCCGGCGGTTGCAGACCTCGGTGCTGGCCAGCCGGGTCAAGACGTGCGAATGGTACGTGCGATCCTTGGGCATGGTGCATGAAGGCACCCAGCGGCAATTCGGCCGTAACGGTGAAGATGTGGCGTGCTTTAGCCGCGTGAAGGGGGATTGACCGATGGGATCGTCGACAAGCGCAGCGAAAGCCGCCGAAGCCAACACGCAGCAGCAGCAGGCCAGCGAGGCCGCCGCGACCACGCAGATCAACAATCTGTTTGCCTCGCCGCAGCGCACCGCCGAATACAACCAGCTGGGCACGGCGACCACGCAGTACTACATGAACCAGCTGAACCAGCAGCAGCAGGTCAACAATCGCAACCTGACCTTCGCGCTGGCGCGCGGCGGACAGACCGGCGGAAGCGTGGCGACCGATGAGGCGACCCAGGCCGGCAAGGACTACACGACCGGCGTGCTGGACGCTTCCCAGCGCGGACAGGCCGCCTCTGCCTCGCTGCAGGCGGCTGACCAGAACACTCAGTCGAACCTGCTGGCAATGGCGCAGGGTGGCCTCAATGGCACGGCCGGCGCGCAGGACGCCACCAGCGCGCTGCAGTCGAACCTGAAGAACGCGCAAGCCAATGCCACGGCCAACACCATCGGCAACGCGTTCGGTGACTTCGGCCAGATCTACACCAACAGCACGAACGCCGCAGCGGCCCGACAAGGCCAGCTGTACGGCTATGGCACGGCTTACGCGCCTGTGGCCGGCAGCTTCGGATCCGGCGGCAGCGCGGCAGCGAGTAGCACGATATGAGCAACGTCACACCACTTCGCGCCCTGCCGATGGATCGGATCATGGAGATCCAGAAGGAACTGCAGACACTCCCGCAAGCGGATTTTCCGGTGGCGCACTTCTTCGCGCCAGGGGTGTACGTGCGCGCCATGCTGATCCGCGAGGGGCATTGCCTGACTGGCGCCGTGCACACCACCGACCATCTGGCAATCTGTGCGGGCGACCTGTCCATCTTGGCGTCCGAGAATGAGGAAACCCAGCGCTACACCGGATTCCACATCCTGTTCTCCAAGAAGGGCGTCAAGAAGGCCGGCCTGGCGCACTCTGACACCTTCTTCGCGACCATCCACCCGACCGAGGAGACCGACATCGCCAAGCTTGAGGCGATGCTCACCACGGCCGACCCGTTGCCCGCGATCGATCAGGAGACGCCGCCATGAGCTTTTGGGTCGCAGGCGCCGCGCTGGTGTCCGCTGGTCTGGCGATGTACAACCAGCACCAGACCGCCAATGCACAAAACGACGATCTGGCTGCCGGGCAGATTCAGCAGGCACAGCTGAACAAGCAGTCGAACACGGCCACGCAGAAAGTCATCAGCCAGTTCCAGAATTCGACCGCACAGCCTTATCAGGCCGCGGCGCTGGGCAAGTTCAATGCGGCGCTGGCTGCGAACGAATCGAATGCGAATGCGCCACTGAACCAAGTGGGCAACACGTCAGCAGCGTACAAGCAGGCCGCACAAGCCGCTGCCACGGGCATCAGCACCTACGGCCAGGGCAACGCGAACCTCATGTCGCAGATCGACGCCCCGCAGATGCAGCGCCAAGCCGAGACCGGCGACACGCTGGCCTATGGCTCGCAGATTGGCCAGATCCAGCAGAACTCCAAGGCCGACGCCTACCTCGCGCAGCTCAAGGCGCAATCGGAGCAGCCCAACCCGTGGATCGGCGGCCTGTCTGATGTACTGGGCGCCTACGCGAAAGCGTCGGCCGCGAACGGCGGCACCGCCAATGCCATCACCGCCGGGGATGGTCAGGGCATCGGATCGAGTGTCGGCAGCACGCCTACGTCGGTCGGTGGCGGCTACACCATGAATATGCCCAATTTCACTTAAGGGGTCACCGCAATGGCGATGAACGGATGGCAGACACTCGGCGCGGCGTTGGGCAATAACCCCAACCAGTCGTTCAATACCGGCGTGACGCAGGGTATTCAGCAGGGCAACCTGTTGGAGCAGGCGCGCGCCACGCGAAACAAGCAGCTCGCGCTGGCGGCAATGACCCCGGATGTCATGCAGCGGGCCCAGTCTGGTGACCCCGCTGCGCAGGGCATTGTCGCTGCGGCGATGGCGCAAAGCGGCACCAACTACCAGGAGCAGGCCGGCGGCGCCAAGACGGAACAAAACATCGGATGGGGCAACAACGCGATGGCGCTCGCAACAGGCGCCGATCCCGACCAAAACAAGATCAACAACATCCTGGCGGTGATGCACGGCGAGCCACAGAAGCTCACCGAGGTCAGCGGCGGTGTCGCCTTGAACCCCAGCATGACGCCCGATAGCCAGAACATCGCACCGACGGCGGTAGGCAGCGCGGACATCGCCAAAGCCATGGCCGACGCCAACGAGGCGAACGCGGGAGCCGGAAAGAATGCGGCTGAAGCGAAGCGTGCTATGGCCGGCATCGGCACCGACAAAGCCGCGAATTGGGAGGTCACCAGCGATGGCAGCGGCAATCAGATCCGCGTGAACAAGCTGACCGGCGAAGTAGCTCCACTGAGCCTCAATGGACAGCCGGTCACCCATCTTTCCGGTGCCGGCAACACGCGCGCCCCGACCGCGAACGACTTGGCCATGATTGGAGCGACCGATCCGGTCACCGGCAAGCCTGATCCGTTGAAGGCGCAGGCCTTCATGGCATGGCAGGCCCAGCAGAAGGCGATCGACCCGAAGATGTCCAACACCGACTATGCGCTGCAGAAGTTCTCCGCGCTGCACCGCTCGGCCATTGGCACGCCGGGTGCGCCGCCGCCGCAGAACGCCAACCCCATCACCGGCATTCAAGTGCCAGCATCGAATCCGATCGCTGGTGCCATGGGTGGCGCGCCGGCACCCGCTGCACCGACCGGCATTGCCGCTGCCATGGGTGGAGCGCCGACCGCATTACCGCCGGGTGTGTCACCGCAAGGTGATTACACGCCACCGGCGGCTGGTCCTGCTGTCCTCCCTGCCGGCCTGCCACCGCCGATCAAAGCGCCGGGTAGCCCGTATCCCGAAGGCACGCCGCTCAAGAAAGGCAATCAGAAGTACATCGTCAAGAACGGCATTCCGGTACCGGTGAGCTGATGGCAACGGATTGGAGCCAGTTCACGCCTGACACGCCGGTGCCAGATGCTGCGCCAGCGGCGGCGGTTGATTGGTCGCAGTTCACGCCCGATGCACCGCCATCACTCGGTGACAAGATCAAGGCGGCGCTGGGCGCTACCGGTACCGTGCCCTATGGCACGGGTGCCGGATACCTGATCGACAACCCTCTCACGCGCGGCTTGGCGAAGTCGGTCAATACCGCCGCCACCGGACTCAACGAAGGCGTCCGACGGGTGTTCCTTGCCCCGGCTGACGCGACGATCAATGCACTGGGCGGTCACGGCACGTTGAGCCAGGATTTCACCCAAAACGCGATTGCACCGGCCGTGGCCACCAACCCACAACTGGCAGCGCCAGCCAGCGCAGGGATCGGGTCCGATGTGATCCAGATGGTCGGCAACTTGGGCGGGTCGATTGCCACCGCGATGGCGGCGGGCGGCGCGGGTGAAGTGGCTCCGGTGGTGGAAGCGGCACCTACCGCCGGCGGCATGATCGCCAACGCCATGACCAGCCCTGCGCTGCGCACGGCGGCCGTCTTGGGGACGACGGGTTCTGGCGCACAGGCCGCAGCGATGGATGCCAACGGTCAGCCGGTCAGCAACGCCCAACTCGCAAGCATGGCGCTGGCAGACACCGACGCGAACCTTCTCCCTATGGGCCATGGCCTCCCCTACCTTGCCCGTCCACTGGTCGGCGCGGCATCCGGTGTGGGTGGACGCGCGCTCAGTGACCTGACGACGGGCCAGCGCTCCACGCCAGCCGATTACGTGACCAGTGCGGCTACCGCAGCGGCACTCGGGCTGCTTCCTGGTGGTGGCGAGGCCAAGCCGACGCCATTACCCGAAGCGGAGCCGGCGCCCGTCACCCCGCCACAAGCGCAAGCGCAGCAAGCGGCCAAGGATGCCAGCGCGAATGTGGGTGGGGGATCGACCGCAGCCAGCTTGGTCGCCAAGAATGCCGCCGAGGCCGGTCTTGCACCGGCTGATGTCGCGGCGCATACAGCGGCGGCTGATGCCATGGTCAAGGCCGATCCTGACGCTGAGGTTCCGCTGCACCCCGCTACCCCGATCGATGCCACCACCAGCGTCCCTCTTGGCGGTGGCGGCTCCAAGGACAACAGCGTCAATTTCATCGACAAGCGCATCCCGCAGTTCATCGACGTGCCCAAGCCGGACGGCACAGTGGTCAAGGTGGACGCGCATGACGTGATCGCCAATGCCCACGAGGCGCCGGAGAAAACCCAGCTCGATCAGGGCAAGGACTACGCCGACGCGCACAACGTCAACGCGAACACCTACGAGGAGACCTACCTCAAGGAAAAGTACGGGGTTACTCACGACGCCTTCAATGAGGCGCTTCAGCCCTATCTGGACAAGGCCGAGACCGAGGGTGCTGGCGCATCCGACATCTCGCCGAACCTCGACACCAAGCCCTATGTGGACGACGGTGTGGAGCATCTGCTAGACCCGAACGCCAGCAAGGTCACCGACGACAAGGGCAAGCCGCTGACCGTCTACCATGGCACCGCCAACGACTTCGACCAGTTCGAGGACCGTTCGGGCGAGTCCACCGCGCACGCGACCTCGCCGCTGGGCCACTTCTTCACGCCAGACCGTGCCAGCGCCGAGGGGTATGCGCGCAATGCCAGCGAGGGACGACCGGCCGATGAGCGCGTGATGCAGGCGCAACTCGACATCAAGAAGCCCTACGAGATGCCGTTGGACGAGGCACAGGCGATCGAGACACCCGACCAAGCGCGACAGGTGCGCGCCCATCTGGAAGCGCAGGGCTACGACGGCATCCATTTGCCCGACCAGAACGCCTGGGTAGCCTTCCACCCGCACCAGATCAGCCTGACCGGCGACAACGATCCGTTTCACGTGGAACTTCAGCAAAGCCGCCAAGCGACAGCCGCCATGGCACCGGAAGATCGATCGACCGCCATGGACTCGCTGGGTCTGGACGTGGCGCCGGAACATCAGGCCGACGTGATGTCCATTGCCGACCTGGTGGACAAGGCCGTGGATGCTGGCGCCGACCCGAAAGACATCATTGCTGCCATGACCGGGACAGCGTCCGAAAAGGCGCGTAAGCTCTGGGCTCTGGGGAAACCGGACACCGACCATGCGAACACCGAAAGCGCCGAGCTTCAATCACATAGTGCACGCAGCGCTGAACCGCCGGTTGCGGGGACTGCCGGCGATCATGGAAATGGGTCCGCACAAGCACGGGTATCAGGCGCCGATTCCGACGCCGTCGATTCAACCCCTGCCGACCAGCGATCAGCCGAACCTGAGCCCACCGCCGATCGCGTAGCCCGTTCCGAGCCCACGCCGGAAACCACCGGCATCAAGCACGCCACCGTTGCGGAAGAGCGTGCGCTGAAGGGAAAGGATGAGGTGGACTACGAGGGAAAGCGCACCTTCGGCGAGGCGTGGGATACGGCATCCAAGAAGCTGGAAGACGATCCGGGCGCTGGCCAAGACCTCGCACGCACGATCAACGAGAAGCCTCGTCCCCTGAGTGCCGAGGAATCGGCCACGCTGATCCAGGACCGCATGCGCCTGAAGAACAGCTTTCGTGACGCCAATGCTGACATCGCTCAGGCGGTCGATGACAAGGATGTGAATGCCGAGGCCGTCGCCCGCGCCAAGCTGCGCACGGTAGAGGACGCACTGGAAGCCAACGATCAGGCCAGCAAGGCCTCGGGCTACGAACAGGGCTTCGGTCTGGCTGCACGCCGCATGATGAGCCGTGAGGACTATTCCATGGCCGACCTGCTCACCCAGGCCAAGGCCGCCGCTGGACGTGACCTGACGCCGGCCGAGCGTGGGCAGATTGAGCGCCTATCGAAGATGATCGAGGAAAAGGATGCGCAGATCGCCGAGTTGCAGAAGACGAAGGCTCAGCGCAAGTCGGGCGTGACAGGTGGCGCTCGAAAGACCGCTGACCAGCATTTCAAGGATCTGAGCGCGCAACTCAAACTGATCGCCCAGAAGGATCAACTCGAGCCGGGGTGCGTTGTATGAGTGGCTGCGAGGCGACGCCGGAAGTCAAAAAGATCATTCGCGCGATGGCTAAAAACCGCGTGGATGCCGGAGTGAAAGATGCGGCCGATCTGATTGATTCAATCCATGAGGAAATCCATGCTCACACGCCGCTATGGAAATCCGAGATCGCCGACATCATTGCTGGCATCGGAGAGGTGCGTAAGCAGACAAAAAGTGAGATGCAGACGCGATTGGAGGCCATCAAAGCCGAACTTCGCACCAAGCAAGTCAGCTCGGAAAAGGCCATCCCACCGACGCCGGAACAGGCCAAGGTCACCGCTCGACAGAACGCGCTGAAGAAGGAAATCGACGATCTCAACCAACGTATTGCTGCGCGGGATACGTCGAAGCCCGATAAATTCTCTGTGGAGTCGCCGGAAATCACGGCGCTGAAGCAACAGCGCGATGCGCTCAAGGGAAAGCTTGAGTTGATGGAACCTTCGCCGCCAGCCACGCGCCCCGTGGATCCAAACGAGGCGAAGAACAAGGCTGCACAGACGGCCATGAAGAATCAGATCGACGCTCTGACCAAGCGCATTGACGCGCGAGATATGAGCAAGCCGGATAAGCCTTCTCCCAAGTGGACCGAAGAGACGCAGGCCATACGTGCTCAGCGTGACAAGCTAGCGCAGCGGTATGCGGATATGGGTAAGAGTGATCGGCAAGAAAACACGGCACGCTCGAGGCTGCAAAAGCAGATTGACGAGGTGAATGCACGCATTGCCGCAGGTGATACCGGTCCACGAGCCAAGAAGGCCACCGTGGATACGGCCGAAGTCACCGCGCTGCGTCAGCGCCTGGCCAAGGCAAAAGACGATCTGGACGCGATCACACCGAAGGAAGCGAAGCCCGAGCCACCGCCGAAGAAGTCTCCCGAAGAGGTGCGCAATGCCACGCGCCGCGCCGACCTGACCAAGCAGATGGCCGACCTGCAGCACAAGCTCGACACGGGCGACTTCAGCAAGCCGGTGAAGGCCAAGCCGCAGTACGACGAGGGAACGCTGGAACTGCAGTCACAGCGCGATGCACTGCGCGCCAAAGCCGACAAGGCCATCCGCACGCTTGAGCGCAACAACCAGTCGTTGCCGGCCCGCTTGGCCGATCGCCTGCTGGCTTTCCGCCGCGCCATCATCCTGTCGTCGTTCCATACGCTCGGCAAGCTGACCAGTGCCGCCACCTTGCGCACTCTCTCTACGCCGCTGGAAGAGGGTGTCGGCAGCGTTCTACGCCAGATTCCCGGCATTCGCAGCATTGCGGACATGGCGCCACGCGAGGGAGCGGGTCTTAGCCTTCGTGCGGAGGCGCAGGCGGCCCGCAAGACCTTCTCGGCTGCCACGCTCAAGGAAATGTACAAGACGGCCGTCCACGGGGCTGGGACGAACGACGTGCTTTACGGCAAGGACAAGGATCACCACTACAAGCTGATGGATCTGGTGGGACAAGTGCATGGCGCGCTGAAGACCCCAGCCAAGCGCAACGAGTTCTATCGCTCGGTTGAGCTTCGCGGGGCGGCCTTACGCAAGCAACTGACGGCCGAGGGGAAGAGTCCGGCCGAGGTCGATAAGCAGATGCAGTCGCCGGCCACGCAGGCCATGCTCGGCGCCAAGGCCTACGAGGACAGCCAGCGCGCCATCTTCATGAACGACAACGCTGCCGTCACCGCCTACCGCATGATGATCGGCCATCTGAACCGTTCCGGCGGCGCAGGCAAGGCGGCGGGGAAAACGCTGGAGTACATCCTGCCGATCGTGAAGATTCCGACCAACTTCGTGGCGGAAGCGGGAAGTTATGCCGGCGGTGGTGCGAAGGCTCTCGGCCAGGTGATCGCCTCCAAGGGGCTGAAGAATCTGACACCCGATCAGGCCGACTACATCATGCGCAATCTCAAGAAGCAGACCATCGGCGCGGCGCTGCTGGCCATGGGCTACTACGGCGCGAACCAGGTCGGCGGCTACTACCAGCCCGGCGACAAGCAGCAGAAGGATGCTCCGGAGCCCGGCGGCATGAAGCTGTTCGGGGTCAACATCCCGAAATACCTCGTGCACAACCCGGCCCTAGAGATGCTGCAGATGGGCGCGACGGTACGGCACATCGTGGAGAGCAAGAAGAAGGGCGAAGGCACCGCCGGTGCTGGCATGTTCGCCGCAGCGAAGGGTCTGGTAGGCGAAGTGCCCTTCTTCGATGCGCCTGGACGGATTGCTGAAGGCCTCAAGGATTACAGCAGCGCCAGCAAGTTCGCCGGGGAACAAGTGCGCGATGCCGTCTTGCCACCAGATCTGCAGCACTACGCCAAAGCATCGGACCCAGAGAAGGTGTTCAAGCGCAAGCCTGAAGGCTTCGTAGATGCGATCAAGACCGGCGTTCCCGGCCTGCGCGAACAGGTTCCACTCAGTTCCTACAAAACGCTGTCGCTCGACCAGCGGATGGATGCCGTCAAAGAGATGACCAACCCGGTGGCGCGCGAGACGATGATGAAGCACGTGATGGACTCGGTGCGGCGCAATGAGAATAAACTCACGCCCGCCCAGCATGACCGTCTTGAATCCCTTCTGAGTGCCGGTTCATGACGAACATGCGCGTTCCCATCGTCGGCAGCGCCGGCAAGCGTGCGCTGGTCAACAACAGCGGCATCAGCACGGCCAACGCGTCGGCGGCTGCGGCACAGGCGGCGGCGGAAGCGGCGCAGAAGGCGGCTGAAGCGGCAGCGGCCAACAATGGCCTGGCGAACGCCACGACCGACCAGCTTAACGAAGGGCAGTTCAACCTGTACTTCACCAACCGTCGAGCCC